CTTAGATTTTATACAGGTTACTTTGAAGTCCTCGTATAGAGTCTCTGGTATCTTCAGAGACGTTGTAGATCTTTTTGGTTTTTGTGTCATCGTATTCTTTTCTATAAATATCTACATATACAAGTTAAATATCTATATATATAAAAATAATTTAAGATTTTGAACAAAGATCAGGTCGATCTTTAAATTCACACCATTTACATCCATTGAAATTTTTCTGGTACTCTTTGTCTATATATTTTGCGTCTTTAGTAAAACACTCTCTAACAAAAGATTCAAATTCTTCTACAGACTTTTTTAATTTTGATTTTCCTTGAGCGGGTATAATTTCTTGAACCCAGTGAGTTGGAAATTCTTCACTAATAAATGGGCGTCTTTTTACTATCATGAATAAAACATCGACTTCTTCAGGAGTTATTTTTAAAGCTCTTGAATAGAAATGCTTGTACAATAGTATTTGACTTAATTTTAGATCATCCTTTTTATCAGAATCTTTCCATCCACCTGTGCTTGTTTTAAAATCAATAATTTTATATTTCTTTAAATCTTCATCGTAAAAAATAATGTCTATATATCCTTGCATAATGACATTTGGAATATCATCAACAATATATTGTTCCATTGGAATTTCGATTCCAATTAGCTTTACTCTCTTTGTAGTAAAATATTTTTTTCTATGTTTTTTTAGCCAAGAAAGAATGTTAACACCATCTTGTATGAAGGCCATAAAATCTTCTTTACTTACGTAGTGTTCACTCTTATTTTTTTCTTTTTCTTCTGAGTAATTGACTATCATTCTTTCTTTCAAGAAAGCTTCATAATCAAATTCTTCGGATTTTTTTACAGACTCTTCGTACATTAGTCTTAAATATTCTTGTATTGTTTCATGGAAACTAGTACCAAATAATGTATGAATACTTGGTTTAAATACTTTTTGTTTCTTTACATAGTTTAAATACCATCTAAAGTTACACTGTTTATACATTGAATACTGAGAATACGAAACAGACTTTTGGTAAGCATAATTTATAGTGGATTCCCTTTTTGCCATAACTTATTTTTTTCCATCTACTATACTCTTAATTTTTTTTAAGTATAGTATTGCATCCATGTGTTCCTCTATTGCGTGTTGTAGCCAATCTGATAAAGATAAATCTAACCTATCTAAATCTGTATTATATTTTAATTTTCCAAATTTAGCTCTATCGATAAAAGAATCAACTATAGAATCAACTATAGAATCAGTTTTTAAAATAGTTCTAGAATTTTTTTCATCATAAACAATCACTTTATCATCAAAATCTCTAGTTGCCATCTTCTGCTTCTACTTTTAATTGTGATGATAATTCTGGTGGTAGTAATTCTTTATTAAGGTGACCACATTTAGAGCACACAAAAACTTGAATTGAAGATATAGCGTCTTGAGCAGAGCCGCCTGGAATTAAAAACTTACTAACTTTTCTAATCATTACTGCTTCAGAAAAAGCTTGATTTTTACATTCTTCACAAACTATTGGTGTTGTTTTGTCAATGGATACACTTACTTGTGATCTTGTTTGTTGCATAATTTAAATTTAAATAAAAAAAAGGTATACCAAATATTGTAGATATTCTACTAATATAAGGTATACCTATTAAAGTATAAAATATAAAATCTATGTGATTAAGACATCGCTTCTTGTCCAATTAAATGAGCTCCTACACTTGAACCAGTAGTAGAAGTTGTAACAGCTACAGTTAAAATATCAGGTAAATTACCTCTAATTGTATTATATAAAGGGAAGAAATTACTTAAATCAATTGTTTGTAATCCAGATCCACCAGCAGGCGATACGAACGCATATACTACTTCTCCAGATCCTGAATTTAATTGCGTAGCTGATATATCTCTTGTTACGAATGAGTTAGGTGATCCTAAAGTATTCATTGGAACAAAAGATGATCCAGTTAATATTATAGGATTATTAGGTATACTTGCTATTAATTCAACTACGCATAATTGGTCAGAAGAAATTACTAAGTTTAAAGGTAAAATTTGACCTCTATTAATTAATCCTATTGTATAAACATTTCCTGCACTTTGAGCAGATTGAGTCATAGGTAATCCTATAACTTGATCTACGAAATTAATAGTATTATTTGTATTACTTAATATACGTCCAACTTGTGATCCTGTAGGAAAATAAATTGATTTTCCAAGCCATTGATTATTTGTCCATGGAGTACCTGAAACAGTAATACTTGAAGTCGTAGCTGAAGTTATTGCTGCAGAAGCTTGAGTGTATTCTTGAGTTCCCATAGGTCTATTTTGAATAGACAATACTGGAAATCTAAAAGCTCCTGCATTTACTAATCTTCTAGGCTGTTGTGGATTAATTCCATAAGCATAAGTAAAACCTCTTTGAGCATCTCTTCCGCCTTCTACAACTACTGATACTCCATAATGCACAAATGTGGTACCTGCTGTAATACCAACAAAAGATTGAGATACGCTTCCTGTTACATAAGAAAAATTTAATCCATAACTAGCTGAAACTGCTCCATTATTAGATAAAGGAAGACTCGCTGATAATAATAATGATGGAGTTGTAGATGATGCAGAGGCTATTATTCCAAATGCAGATGAAGACGCATTGATTGCTGTAGCTATATTTTGATAAGTAGCGTATAAAGATGATCCGGTTGCAACATAATATCTTGGAGGGACACTACCACTTGCAACTAATCCAGTACTAGATGTTGTAAAAAATGTTCCACTAATTGAGCCTGATAATTGGAAAGAAGATCCATTTGTAAAAGACGATGTAACTATTGTATTAGCTGATAAAAAAGATCCACTATTTCTTACTTCATATCTAACAGGTAAATTACCAGTTCTTGACCATGGCCCCTGACCTATATTTGCAGTGTTGTATGTATGTAAAATGTATTGTTCACTATTAGCTGTAACTCCAAATCTAATAGTTCCTGCACCATACCATGCATACTCAATCCAAATCATTTGAACGTTCAACCAATTAATTGTAGATATATAAGATTGATCTCCATTCCATAGATTTAAAGGAATTTTAATTGATGTTGGTAAACTACCTGTTAAACTAGCATCAGATCTAACACACGCATACATTCCATATGGATTATTTACAGAAGGTAAACCTTGTTCAAAATATGCACCATTTGAATCATCAAAAAAACCAACTCTTTGATAGTTGCCATTAATAGGACCACCAAAGTTAGCATTTGCAGCCATATACATTGTCTTTCCTGGCTGATATCTATGATATGGTCTAGATTGTCGAATAGCAGTATCATTAGAACCTGTACCAACTTGCATTACAACACCTCCTAAACTTGGAACTTGTTGAATTGAAGCTGATCCATATAATAAAGCTTCCCAACGTAGTGGTTGGGATCCGTATTCAAAATCAGCTTCATATACATTTTGATGTATAGTTACTTTTTGACGACCGAAATTATCAGCAGTTTTTTCAGAAGGTTGTGTATGAAGAGAATATCCTCCATCAGCTAATGATGTACCACTAAATCCATAATTTGGATTGGAAATGTTGAATTGAGCCATGTAAATTATTATTTCTAATAAATATACTTAGTATATATGTAAATAAGATACTACTATGCGTAAGTGTCTATTTCTACTCCTTTAGATTCTAATAATTCATCTTCACCATTATAAACTTTAAATGTGTATTGAGTAGTACGTTTTTGAAACTCTTCTAATTTACGATATACACCATCTTGGGTAGGATGTTCAAATACTTCATGTACTAAGTGTCCATTTTCCCAAAAAGAGATCTGTAATTTGTGATTGTGATGTGCCATTTTTTAATATTTTATTTTTTAAAGTATCTTTTCCAGATTCTTCTAGTTTTAGAAGTGTACATTTTTAAATACCATCTGTTAAAAAATACATTCAGCTTATAAATATTATAGCTTTTTAATAAAGCATCATATATCTCATCTACTTCTACAGGATTCGCACACCATGTAGAATCTATCCATGGAATTTCTGTTGATCCAATTAAAGGAACGCCTTGACTTATTAAATCAGCACCAACTATATTAAAAGTTTCAGAAAATGAACATTGCATTCCTAGATCCATCGCTGCACATGTTTTAATAAACTCTTCTCTAGGTTGCCAATCATGATTTATTAATCTATGACCAGTTGGGTATAACTGAGTAAAAAATCCTTTTAAATTATGAAGAACAGGTTCTCCTTTCATTTCAATTCTACCTGCGTTTATATGGAAGTTTAATTTCTTTCCTATTTTATCTGCAAATTTAACTGCAGCAATTGCTTGTAGCATGTGATTTTTTAAAGGTCTTACCGCTCCAAAACAACCTATATCTATAGTATCTTTTTTCTTATCAAGAATCTTAGATTTATATTCTTGTGGATAAAAATTTGGAAGGTATATAATTTTATCTTCAACTTCTTGAGTAGTTAAATCTAATACTCTTTTAACATACATTCTTACTTCTTTTAAAGCTCTTGGAGCATTAGCAGCAATAACAATATTGTTAAATCTAGCATAGTCTGCAATCCAATCAAATGCGATACCTTCATTTGCTAAAAATGGAACTTCACTATGCAATCTGATAATCCATTTAACATTAGGATGCAATTTACAAAGTACACTAAATTTACTAGGAACAACCCAAAGAGCTTCTATAATAACGTGAGTTGGCTTAAATAAATTAACTTCTCTATCTATATCATTATTATCTATAACAACAACTAATTTACTATTACGTCCTGCTTTTTGGAGCATTTCATTCATAAAATTTGCTGAATTATAAAGACCTGTACTTAGGCCAATGTGAGAGTCTATAACCGAATGATAGTCTTCTTTTCTTTTTAAGATAAAAAGGATTTTATTTTCTGACATAAAAAATAGTACTATATTTTTAGGGAAGGTTCCTTTATAAATATAGTACTATTTTTTAAGATACATTAATATTCATTTAAATTATTTAACTAATTTGTCAGCAGCATAAGTCATAACTGGAGAAAGTCCTTTGTGTCTAACATGGTAACCCATGCTAGTTACGATACCAACTGCGTTAGTTAATGCTTTATTAGACTGCCATTTAGGATCTGGATTTAAATCTATATCAATCCATTTTGCAATTATTCCTAATTCTGATTTTAATTTTTCTGCTACTTCTACTGAATACCAAACTTCATTTAATAATCTAACTGAGTTTTCAGTCAATCTTACTCTTGGTTCGTCGAACATCGCAAATAATACATGAGCTCCTTTACCTGGGTTGTACATACCAATTACTACTGCGTAAATAGTTTTTCTTCCTTGATTTTGAGAATCACATCCAACTAAAATCTCAGAATCTGGGAATTTTATTAAATGATCTTTAACATACGGAATCAAATCAATTGGTTGGCGCTTTTCTAATGTTCTAAATTGCCTTTCCATGTAAACCTCCTTTTTTTAATAAATATTAAAAGTACCAGTGATGGGATTCGAACCCACATGACTCAGATTTTAAGTCTGATACGGTATGCCATTTACGTCACACAGGCATGCACTGGGAGCGACCCAGCTTTGAATGAGTTTATCTTGAAGTCTAACTACGGCCGGAAGAAACATAATGAGAAAACTACATTCATTAAACACTTCTGTTTCTTTTGTACACCTAGTCGGATTCGAACCGACACTGAATAGATCCTAAGTCTATTGCCTCTCCCGTTGGGCTACAGGTGCTTGATGTCCCCCATTTTTAGGGAGGCCGTGTTTCCTTATTTGAATAGTTTTAAACCGGCTACTTACGAACGTACTATTGCTGTTTCCCATGGATTCGAACCATGACGTGGACTTTAGGAAGAGGACATTGCGCGCTTTGTGGTCAACCCATTATCCAATCTTTATTAGTTGCTCCACACCCTCGAGACAAGAGGAGCGCGTCTGCCAAGCTTTTCAGCGTTTCGCCAGGAAACAGTGTTTAGCTTTTTAAAAATTCAAATTCACCTTTTTTAATTCTTGTATACAAACTTCCATATCTTTTTATGCTAAAAAAGTTCATTGCCTCCAAAGCAGAATTAAAAATTTTATTTGAAGGCTTATGTAATACTTTTTTAGCATTACTGTTGTTGCCTCCTGAGTGTTTCTCTTTTTTAAGCTTTGCTTTTTCTGCTCCAAAAATCTCCTCATAAGTTTTTCCTTTAGTTGATCTATTATAAGCGGCTAAAAACTTTCCACTTTTCTTTTTTTCTTCTTCCCTTTGTTCTTCAGTTAGAGATTCCCACCAAATTTTTCTATTCTTTAACAAGTTAACTTTTCTAGCTTCTCTCTGTTCATCAGTTTCCTCATAACCTCTAAGAGAGCTATTTGTCCTGTTGTAATAAGTTTCATCTTTTGCTACTCCTAAATAGGTTTGAATTTGAGATTCTATTTTTCTTAGCAGTATATTAGAAATCTCCTCTTTAAATTCACAAAGAGTTCTTTTTTCAAATTGATCTACTCCTAGTTTTTTTATATCTACACATAGTTCTTTACTGCTTCCTAAATAGCTAGGTTTGTTGTGTTGATCACTTCCAATATACCTATAAGGAAGTATGTTATTCTTTTTGTTAAATAAATTTACCGTTTCATAAATTATAGCACTCATACCTCTTTATGATAAATATTATAAATTAACAAAAAGGTGCGTCTGCCAATTTCGCCACTCAACAATTTTTATTTATGCTTCATGTGTGAAATCCATCTTGCACCTAAATCAACTAATGCAAAAAATGGTGCTCCCCATACAAATATTATTGCATCAAATCCTGGCGTGTTTCCTATAACACCATCTAAAGATTTTTTATTATTACTTCCTATCATTCTATGAATGACATATACAATACTTAATAACCAAATCAGTTCAATTAACCAAATCATATTCTTTCATTTTTAGAGGTCCTGAAGAGATTCGAACTCTTATAAAAAACAATTTAGAAGATTGTTGCATTAATCCGTTATGCTACAGGACCAAAAGTGACACCTTTATTTATCCAACTCACAGGTGTCTTAGCTGTCCTTACCCGGTTCCAAACCGAATAAGTTAGGAATAATCAATTTGACTTTATTAGGTACAAGCTTGATGAGCTTTAAGTGTTCCCCTACTACACTCTAGGAATCCATACGGGCATCACCTCCGCTTCTCATCATTCAGGATGGAACTAGCTGTTGATTATTTATAACCAGCTCGTGAGCAGATAATAGGAATCGAACCTACATCTCCAACTTGGAAGGATGGAGTAATAGCCATTATACGATATCTGCATTTGAGAAGCCTCGTCACCAACCAACCTCCTCGCGGTGACCTGTGGACAGGAGGGCTGTTTATACTACCTAACTTCTCTGGTATAACTAGGGAGGTCAATTTCGGATTCGAACCGAAGTCTCATGCTTACAAGGCAAGTGTTCTTAAACCAGCTGAACTAATCAACCAAATGTCGCATTACCAATACTCGAAATTGGAATAAAGCCTTATGAGGACTCTGTGATAGCCTTTTCACCATAATGCGATTTTAAAATTTTGTACACTTATCAGAGTGTAGTAAGTTAGAAAGAACCGTATAGGAATTTAACCTATCCTTATATTAATATGACTACGAATTACTTCGTTTCAGCCAACCGCCCAAGCTAACTACCTATACTAATAAATGAACGTAGCTGATACTACTGTAATGCGATAGTCTTTACACTTCTATAACTACATCACTCATTTACTTTCTAGCAAAATTTTAGTTGCGATCGCCGGTATTGATCCGGTTCTCTAGCTTATGAGACTAGCGTGATACCTATTCACTTCCTCGCAATATTAAAGTTGATCCTACCAGACTCGAACTGGTCACCTAATGATTATGAGTCACTTGCTCTAACCTGATGAGCTAAGGATCAATGAAAAATTACCTACTCTCCAAGTCGGACGCCAACCACGTCATGCGCTGGTTATTCCAATAGGTAACATTCTGCCGAAAGTACGAGATTCGAACTCGCCTGATATCTGGAGTGACAATCCAGCGGCCACAGCCTAGCAGCCCCACTTTCGTTATTTATTGTATAGTGATTTAAAAGTACTCTTGAAGGGAATCGAACCCTCATTTTCAAATCGAAAATTTGACATCCTAACCATTAGATGACAAGAGCATTGTTTAATATATAGTAAATATACTACATTAAGCTGTATATAAAAACTATATTTTTAATGTGCCACCGGAAGGACTCGAACCTTCGAACTCCGAAGAGAACAAATTTACAGTCTGCTGCAATTGCCACTATGCGACGTTGGCTTATAAATGTGGAGGACGAGGTGAGATTCGAACTCACGATGGTCTTTCGACACTAGATTAACAGTCTAGACTTTTCGGCCTCTAAAGCAACCCGTCCTTATATTGTGTGGAGATACCAAGGCTCGAACTTGGATTCCATGAGTATCAGTCATGTGTGCTTACCATTCTACTATATCTCCAAAAAACTCTACCCCGTAGGTAGAGAGGACAACTTTAGGCATTGTCTTCGAGACCATTTTTAAGTCTTGCCAGCACCATACACTTTGTGTAAAGTAGCGGAAGTTAGTGGTACCGAGCCACTTCTGGTTTTACCCAGGCTTCAGTTTAGCAAACTGGCCTCTTACCTTTCGAGCAAACTTCCAAAATTTGATAAAAGCAAAACCTATCTAGCCTAGACATAATCTTCTATCCACTTGTTACGTACCAAGTTTTATCATGGTGCCGGGGTCTAGCACGGTATCGAACCGAGTTCTCATGTGCCACAAACATGCACTTCACCTTAAAGCTTCAAGACCCATATTAAAAAACATTCCTCTTAACGTTATTTCCCCTGCTGTCTCGGGATACTTTACGTATCATACTCCACCAACAATTTGTGCCTGGGTTTCGGAATGTTTTAGCGGAGAGTGACGGACTCGAACCCTCACAAGTGTTACCTCTTCACTGTTTTCAAGACAGCTAACTACTCCTTTAGGACTCTCCTTATGATGCTTATCAGGGATTCGAACCCCAACTATTTGGACCAAAACCAAATGTACTAGCCGTTATACTAATAAGCAATATGAGCAGCAAAAGAATTTCGAAATCTCAACCTTCACATTGGCAATGTGACGCTCTTCCTTTGAGCTACTGCTGCATGAGTATAGTAGGAGATATCATCCTTGAGGCTACTATACATTTTGTCCTCTTTGTAGGCACTATCCGAGTCGAACGGATGATCTTCACTTTGTAAGAGTGACGCTTTAAAACCAGCTAAGCGAAGCGCCCATATCCATCGCATTTGAAAGAGTGCGATTAGGAACCATCTCTGAAACTTCCCTTTGTTGTAGGTATAATTACACCCTATAGTGGAGAGTAACGGTATCGAACCGTCCACACGCTGCTTGCAAAGCAGCATCGCCAAGCCTTGGTACATGACTCCCCAAATACTAATTCTATCTTTTATGTTATAAAGCACTATGTTTATTTCATACTTTTACTCCAAGCAGGGATAAAAGAATTAAATTAGCTTTAGTCGAGATGACAAGGGTCGAACTTGCACGATGTCTTCATCCCAAATGAAGCGACCTAGCCAATTGGTCCACATCTCGATAAATTCCATATGTCAAAGATCCAAAAGAGGTTAAGGTGAGAATTGAACTCACGTAACAGCGTTTGCAGTGCTGTGCCTTTATCCACTCGGACAACTCGCCTTATCGGTTTAGTTTATTAATACATTCATCTACCTTATCTCTCAATCTTCCACCACGTCCAAAATCTCCATCAACTTGTACATGCCTCCACATTGGGATACGATGTTTCATCCATTTGAACTCTGCACTTAATTTCATATCATCAATTGCAATCCAGTTACTAATCTTATTATCTTTAACCCATTTTACAATCTGATGTGCTCTTTCAAACTCTAAGGATGGATTACTCATCTTATTCCAAATTCCCAGCTTTCTACTACTCATATGTGTTGTGATATCAATCAATGGAGCATGAATACCAAACTCAATAAATGTATCACTCATTTGTCTAAGAGTAAAGTGTAACTTCCAATCTGATGATAATACTAATTCTGCATTAGTCTTGTCACAAATTTCTTGCAATGCTTCACAATCCTCTTTTACTAATGGGTAAGGTATTGTAAACTCATTCATAGTATTTTCGTTTATCTTCACTTTACCATCGTACCATGTTGCCCAAGCCAATGGCCCATCAACATCAATAAAAATAATTTTCTTTCTCATAACTTTAATTTTTAATTTTTTAATTGTAGACTTGGAGAGAATCGAACTCCCACCAATTGGTCCGTAGCCAATCATTCTATCCGTTAAACTACAAGTCTATTTTGCACCCACCGTAGGATTCGAACCCTCATCAACTGGTTTGGAATCAGGTATGCTACCATTGCACCAACTCGACGTTTTTCTATTTTGGTCTAATTTTACTAGGCCATTCAATATCAATCCAATAAGTCCAAGGACTGTATGGATTAATACTTGATTTAAAAATCAATGGTTTTTTCATCCACTGTTTTTGATTTTTTGATACTAATTTCCAGTTAGGATATTTAGCTTTCTTTTTATTATTCCATTCTCTTATATAATAACATTTATATCTATCATTTTCAGATGATGGTCCATGCCATTTGCAGTAAGAACAGTGAGCATTATATTCTTTATACAGTTTGTTATAAACACTTCTGTTTGTTGTTGTACGATATTCTCTTGTGTTTGTCATTGTTGTAAGGTTTTAGTCCTTACAATCCTTCAAAGTCTTTTTTCATTTTGTCTAATTTAAATTCTTTTTTTGAATCTCCTTTACTCCAACGTTTTCTTTCTTTTTGATTAGCACCATTTTTATTCCACTTTCCAGGTGGTCTTTTTGCGGTACCTCTATCAATTCTTGTTTGATTTAAATGTTTAACAAGTTTTGGTTCACGTGTTTCTTCATCAATTATGTAATTTGTTGCGTAAATTGACATACTATTTATTTTATTTTTATGTGCCCCCTGTGAGATTCGAACTCACAACCCCATGGTTAAAAGCCACGTACATCTACCAATTGAGCTAAGAGGGAATATGTCCCTCCTGCTTCAGAGAGATCTTCATCTTTTATTTTTCTTCATATTTGTTTTTATTATTCCTGCATCTGTTAAAAACTTTCTAGCTGTTTTTTTGCTTTTACAAGCTTCAGCTGTAACTTTTTTAATAATTGCTATTTGTTCTTCAATTTGTTTATTTGTCATTTATGCTTTATTTATGTGGTACTTCTCAGTTCCGAGCTGAGTCCTCAAGTTTTTCAGACTTACGCTAATCCATCTCAGCTATGTTACCAAAAATAAAAAACCTCAACTTTTTTTGAGTTGAGGCTTAATTTTTGATTTTTATTTAGAGATTTTTCATCCCCAATTTGTATCATTAAGCCCCGGTGAATTACTAGGTTTTCCTTGCACATCATTAATCGACATAAAACAATAGCCTAGGGATAACGTATGTCTACGTTCTATTTGCCATGTCGCTGTATGTAATAAATGTTGTTTCATGCTAATAATTATGTGCATTTATAATAAAACGCTTTTTGTAATTGTGATATAGTAAACTTACTACTAATTTTTGATATAAAAAAATTTATTTTTAAAGTCTCAGTATTGGTTATCAACCAGTTAAGCATAACTAGTTGGTTTCCAATTACCATAACTAGTTGATAATCAATAAAGAATTTTTATACGCGACCTTTGTACCACCCTTCAGGAATTTCATATTTTGTTTTTTTATTATACTTTCCATCAGTTATCCAAAAAGTTCCAAACTGAGAATTCAATTCTCCTTTACCATGACCTATTTTAGAATTTTTCATTTTTTTAATGGTCTCTGGTGTATGATACTTATCAGTCCAATCATATGTTTTATTCCAGGATTTAATAATACCTAGTTCAAAACATTTTTTATTTCTTTCTATACATATTCTAGAAAAATTTTCTTTATATTTTATATCTTTTAATTTTTCTTTAAATGCTTTATTAGCATATACATGCCATCCACCTTCTCCACCAACTTTTAAATTCATGCACATTGGATCTTTCAATACATCTTCATTAATTAATTCTTTTTCTCTTTTAGATAATAACTCTCTATTTTCAAAATACTCTAAAATTTCTAATTTAAAATTTTCTTTTCCGTATTTTCTTATAGATCTTCTTAATTTATCTCCAGAACCCAAATATCCATCATCTAAATTAGAAGTTGAATGCATTCCTATATAAAATTTACCATTTTTTAAATTAGTAGTTTTATATATAAAATGATATTTATGTTGTACTCTTGGCATATCTATAGTTTATTATAAATATGCTCAAGGTACAAAAAAGTGACAGTGGAGATGGTCGGATTCGAACCGACGTCTCTAAAAGTAATCATAATACCGTACTTACATGCTTAGTCATACTGTACACAGTGACAAGAGTTAATCTGCTATCATCAGGCTACGTGTGATCTTATCGTTCCTGTTCCGATGCTTCGCTCAATAACTGATTAGTACGGGTCGTATTGGTATACGAGTTTTGAATCCACCACTTGGTTTAAGTCCAAGAACTTGTAGCATTGGCATACTACTGTGTAAGCTCTAAAATTACGGGCCAAAGTCCGCCTCGTCTTCACACGATTTGTAACTATTATGTTCCTAGGTCAGTTACCAACCCGTAGACTAAGCTGCTAAAGCAACAGGAGCATTAGCAAATGCCATGTTGATAACGTTGTTTGCGAAGTCGAAGTTTGCAGTTTTGTTTGCGTTTATTTTTCAAGAGTTTTTTGACGCTCTCTCGTCTTGCATGTGATACTACCATTCGCATCTAGATCAAATGCCTGGCATCCCCGTTATGTTATAATAAATATATAATAAAAGACCTTTCGAAATACGTAGTCTTAGCAGACAGACTCTCTGACGCTGGGGTCAGCTTACTTCAATGGCTGATTTAATTTTCCACCGCCACTTTGGGATGGATTTAAGGTTGTGTCTACTTTAACTGTATCTACTACTTTTTTTGTGGTATCTACTGTTGTTGTAGAACCAGTATTGGTATTGCTTCCACAAGAAATTAAAACTACTACGAAAGCAAGCGCTAATACTACTTTTTTCATGACTATTTGTTTTGATTAATAATTAATAGGATATAAATATAAGACTCTTTTTTGAGATAGAGAAATATACATTTTTAGTGAGATGATATCAATTTTGAGGTAAGATTTACACTGGGATTTTCTTTCTTCATCGCATTCACGGCCTGTATGTTCTTTGGGGAATCGTCATAAAAACGCACCCGATCATATCCTGAGTCTATATATTGCTGGATAATGTTTACTTTAGCCATGGGATCTGAGCTCTCTACAGCGTGTATTTTTAAAGATGGTAAACCTTTAGATTTAAGTAAAGAGTACACATCGCTCTTTATTTTAGGTGTCCTTGCTGTTAAGATAATAGTTTTCGAGTTCTTTAATGTAACTGTCTTTTTTAATATCTGTGAGAAAAGATCAAAATTCTTTTTTATGATCTCTGGATCATTCAAATTGTCGAATTGGCTGAAATCTACTTTATCTCCCAATTTTGGTTCGTACGTAGCATATTGCGCAGCATTCAATTTTTTAGTCTTTCCCGTAGTATTATTTCTAACAATCACTAATGATTTAGAAGTTATTAGCGTATCATCCAAGTCGAATGCGTATAATGTTTTCACACCTATAAATATCAGATTAGTGTTTTCCTCTTGGAGAGTATATTCGTGGCGTAGG